GTTTGCTCATGTATTAATCATACCATATTGAAGTTTATGTGTCAAGACTTGTTTCCGTCCCATGTTCCGATCTTGGTAGTAGGAATACCATGGTCTTCCCAAAGCCTGATAACATTTGGGTTATCATCTACGGCATGAAGAACATTCCAGTGCCTATTAATTTCAATTAATATATCTTTTTTTACTTCATAGTCTGGCCTGTTGTCATCATCTTTACGCATATACAATGCATGATGCCCAATATCATTTTTAGCAAGCCACTGAGAGGTTAGTCCACGCCATTTTTCTTTTCTTGATGTAACAACTATTATATGCCTTTGATCAAAGAAAGCCTGATTTAACATTTCAACTACCTCAAAATTTGGCAGGGCATCTATAGAAGCCTCATGAAAGGCTTCGTAGTCCCTATTAGAGCCACGAACATGGTGCAGGTAGGGATCTACATTAGCAAGAGTTCCATCTACATCAAAGATGATTGCTGGAGTTGTAGGCTTAGTTTTGATCAACATGATATGTCATAACAAAATAGCACACGGCATACCCTACTAGGAATGCTGGAACTAAAAAGAAAATGTTAATCATTCAAAGTCCACCTGTGTTTCGAAATATTTACTCATATAATTTTCTTCTCCTCTAGCAACTTCAGCAGCAGCAATACGCATGCCTAAAGCATTTGTTACTGATGGCTCAATAGGAAGGGCTTCAATTTCCCTTGCAATTTCTTCTCTTAATGTCATTTCATCTATGCTCATACTTCAAGTATACACCAGCCCCGACTGAATGTCAAATACCGTGATATAATAATCTTATGGTAGCACCAAGAGGAATATTTGGAGCAGGAACAGTAACAGGCTCAGGAAACATTAATGGAAATCCATTACAGTCATGGTCATTTAACTTTACTGCAAACAATCAAGATGCAATATTTGATGGCGTAGTCCTTAGTTGGCAAAATTTTTCAGCCCCTTCTTATATAATGGATCACATGCCTACTGGAGAAAACACAATAATCACAATCTCTGGTTTGACTAACGCAGGTATGGCTTTTAACGGAATGCAATTCCAGGTTATAAATTCAGGTACTTCTTTAATTCCAGGAGTAAACAACTATGGAGAAGTTCCTGGCACAGATCTTTCATTCCCAGACTTCCAAGCAAACTGGGGATTAACAGGAAATAACATTCTACTGTATGATGGCTTCACGATTAATTGGAGTGCATAATGGCATTACCACCAAATTACCAAGGCGCTTATAACAACGGCGCAGCCTATCCATTAGGCGCAGTAGTTCTTACAGATGGCAACCCATACGGAATTAACGGAGCATACTACATAAGAGTCACAAATGGTGGAAACCCAGGATATGCTCCAGGATATACAAACAACTGGGAAATATACACTATGCCTAAAGGTATAGACGGCGCTGGATCTGTAACAGGTTCTGGTAATATTGCTTAATCTTTATTCCATCTTTCCATATCAAATTCGTAATAAGTTCCCCACCACTCGTAAGGTTTGTTAAGATACTTCCACATTTTTGCGTGGTATTTATAACGAAATCCTAAATCACTATCTAAAGACTCATCTAAATCAATAGCCTTAACTAAATGATTACCAGCGTATTCACCAAGAAAATTTCCTATCCATCGTAATGGAAGAATCTTGGTTTTTTCAATCTTTGTTATGTTGTTCATCTTGTGGCACCCAAACTTTCTTTCCATTCTTGTATACGGGCCAATAGCCAAGGCTACGCCAATCCATAGTTATTATCTTAGGATCTTTTGGCATTTGTACACCAAATATGTCCATCACTCATGGTTTGATGAGTGTCCCAAAAGATTGGATCTTTAAAAGAAATTCCACAATTAACGCACTCATTCTTTTTCATTTATTATTCCAAACTAACCTAAGAAACTTATTCCAAGATGGCTTGTCTGAATCCAAGTATCTCCAATGTCTGTATGATTTAATATAAACAAGTGAGTATGCAATAGCAGCAAATATAAAACCATATTGCTTTGTTACTATAGCATAGTATATCCACATAGCCTCATTACAAGTAGCCCAAATCCATGCCCACATTTGTTTTCTACCAACAAAATATATTGCTGAAACTCCACTGAAGGCAAGCACCCATGAGCCATAGTTATTGATCAATTGTTCCATATATTTAGTATATCAGAGAAATGGTTTTAGGTCAACTTTATTGACTTGCTTAGTAATTCTAAATATACTGAGTAGCATTCCTCTAGGTCTTTTTTATTAAAATACTCTTCTTTATACTCTTCAACTGTTTTGCTGGATACAAGATAATTTACATCTGGAGTGTCTTTTTGTGCTGGATAGTTTATTATATTTTTTTTAAACCCTAACAGTCTACACACCAGTACTGTTAATTCTTGTGGATAAGAAATTAAATCTTTATAGTCAATAACTAAATTAGCATTTTCAATTAAAAAAGAATATGTATCTACATACTGACCTATAAAGATACCTGCATCTACAGTTCCATTATAGTGTTTTCTCATTACACTTCTTGAATGTATGCTTTCAAATGGATCCCTTGCAATACTTATTATAAAGTCATTGTCAGAATTATTTAAATCGTGATCAAACTCTACATAATTTCCAGAATAATTAAGTATAAGGTGCTGGAGATAATGAGATCCAGACCTAGGATAATTTAATATTCTATTCATTTAAAACTTAATTAAATCGTAATCTTTTTTGATAAAAGCCTATTGTAGTAAAAATAGCATGAATCAACATTGTAATAGTCTAAGTTTACTTTTCCGTATCCAGGGACATCTTTACTTGAAGAGATAAAATTTTTACTATCGTAACTAATAAGGTTGTTAGCAAAACTAACGTAGTTTTCTTTAGTTATTCCCATAAGATTTACAAGTTTATCTATTACTACTTCTGGTTGTTCAACAAGATCTTTGTAGTCTATAACATAATCAGCGTGATCATTTAAAAAACTATAAAGAAGTATATACTCTGATACCATTTCTCTAACATTTTCAGGATCTGTTCCAAAGTGTGCCTTTAAAGATATGTAAGAGTTAATGCTATCTCTTGGATCTCTAACAATTGTGATTACTTTTCTTAGTTTGTCATTTTCTTTATTGAATATTCCATCTACAGTATGACATCTTTCCATGTGAAAATTAGTTTTTGCATAAAAAAGTTTGTCAAAATAGTGAGATGCACTTCTTGGGTATGTTATTAAAATAGGTTTAACTACGCTCATTTTATGATACCAATCCGATAGAGAGGTGGTCTAGGCATGTATCTGCAATTACAAACTCATCATGATCAACCACAACATCATAATGGGTTGCATCTTTGTCACAAAAGAAGCATTTATATTTTTTCATATATAAATTGTACCATTAAATAAAATCAAACCAGATTGGCATTATATATCTTGATCCATTTGCAGGCTTTACGCTGTACCAATAGTGAATATTTCCAGGGAACATAACAAGGTCTCCAGCCTTTGGCTTAAACGATATATCTTGATTAATAAAAGAAATATCTCCGCCATCATAGTTGTCATTTAGATATACCCATCCAGCCATATGATTTGAATCCTTAGAACCCATATCGTCTATGCGTATTTCTTGACTATTTTGATGCTTCCACTCAGCAAAACGAGAGTGCCTTGGCTTAACCTTAATGCCATACTCTTTTTCTAGAAAGGAATGAACTTCTGGTATGTATTTTTCTGGAAGATCAAGTGAGTCATAATAAACTAAAGATAGAGCGTCAGACTGAAGTGGTCTGTTATTGCTTGTCTCTGTTTTTCTTATTAACTCTACAATTTCTTTGCATTTCTCTTCAGAAATGTAGTTATTAAACACCTTAACATTGTTGACACTATTACCAATTTGATCAAAGTTTTTTTTAGTTAGTTCAGATATTTGCATATTGTTTTTATCCTCTTTACTTTCTTCTTGATTAAAATCTTTTACTAGTTTTAAAAGTTTGCTTATGTCTTCTTGATCAGTATGAATCATAAAATCATATATTCCATACTCACTTGATATTTTCCTTATTTGTTTCTTTACTTCTTCTATTGTTCCTTTAACATGATGATTCTGTCTTCTTTCTGGTGCATTTTTATCATATTTGACATTTTTTTCATCATCGGGATGACTAATAATCAGTGGATCAATAATAACTATTGGCTTTGGCCCTTTAATTTTTTTAAATTGATCTTTATATAATAGATTGTCATCAACATAAATATATTCTGTGTGCTTGTTTGCTATCTCAATTGTTGTATCTGAAGATCCAACTACAGCCAAATGTGTTTTGTGAATATGATTTCTGGACATGTCTACAAACTTATCCATCCATACTGCGGATATAGCAACTCTTTTATCTAGTGTGTCGATTAGGCTTGGGTCGTGCATATAATGATCTATAACTATTTTCTCAGACTTGTCATTTCCTTCGTCTCCCCATCTTCCAGCAACAAGGTTTACTCCAATTCTTCCAGGGGCAAATTGATTTAAAGTATCAACAATCTTAGCAGCATAATCTGGACTTACACCGTAGGCTGGCAAAGCAATTGTCATAATTAGTTTATTTGTTTTTTGCAATGCTTCCTGTATGACTAAAGAAAAATCTATACCACCTGGACCATAAGGAAGCAATACAGACTTTACATTTGCACTGTCTAGTTCTTGTGCCATACCAAGAATTCCTTTAAGATCTAAATGCTCAGTGCTGTCATTTACTTGCCAATGTCTTCTCCACATCCAGTGAAAAGTTATAGGCTTATTGTTATTTTCCATCTATTATTACTCTTCCTTTAGTCTTAAACCAAGAACCAATTTTAGATTTTGCTACTTTAGTTCTTAATAATTCTCCAAATGTTTCGTGCGAAATATCTGATCCAAGATATTCCTGTCCAGTCTCAAGGTCAATCAACTTCCACTTACGAGGTGCTTTTGTATGTAATATTAGGTCAATGGGATAATCAAAATCATCTACTTCAGAACCATCCAGAAGTTTTCTTTTTTTGCTAGGTTCTTTTAATGTACCATCTGTCATTATTTAATTATACCCTATAATACTGTAAACCAGATTGGCAGTGTGTATCTTGTTCCAGAAAGTACTTCTTTTACTTCATGTGCATAGTGCATATTTCCAGGGAACATAATTAAATCACCAGTCTTAGGCTTAATAGTTACAGGGTGTGTAGCAAAACTTA